TAGGAGCCGTAAGAGTTACATTGGAGGTATCAGAGACAGAGATGACAAGACGACGATCACCAATGAGGATACTGGACCCAGTAATGTCTTCTTGTCGGTAGTTGTAGAAATAGCCCTTGACAGTCGCTGTAGTGTCCGTGGAGGTAGTATCTCCAGTAGCAGGGTCGTAAGTGGCTGAACCCTTCTTGGTGTATGTGAGGTTCTTACCGTGCTCTCTGATGAGGTTCAGGAGATCTGTCGTTCTAAACGTCATCTACCTGCCTCACTCATATTCAGGAGTATCATACCCCGGAGGATTACGGAAACGGTCTCGACGGAAGGCACCTTCAACACGATTGGTGTTAGCCCTTACAGCCTGAATATCGCTAATGGTTAGGCCACCAGCAGCAACACCCAAGACTGCACCATTGGTCTTACCACGATATTCCAAGTCCTCAGCCAGTTTATAGTATTGTTCGGATAGGTCAGAGTAGTTAGCTTGAATGGCACCATCTAGTTGAGTATCAACACGACGGGAATAAAGAGAAGCAATGGTCCGAGCGATCCAAGCAGCAGCAGAATAGATGTTGTCGCCAGTCTCAGACAGAGAGAAGGTAATCTCTTCGTTCTGGACTTGTTGGTCGTTAGTGTCAGTATCACCGACAAGAAGACGAACAGAGTTCAACCGACCAGCAGAAGTAGCCGTGTCCAGATTGGTAGGATCGTAAGACCAAGACATCTATTACTCCTGCTCAGGCTGCGTATTGTCTAGGATGTTATCCCGAATCTCGTAGAACTTCTCTTCGATCCAGCGATTATGACGGAGGAAGCTACGGACTAGAGCCTTCTGCTTCTCTTCAATCTTGGACTGCTTAACCTTCTTGGAAGTGTATTCAGCAGTGCTATTAGTGCGAGCCTTGACCTCAGCATTGAGGAGAGTGACGAGATTATTCAGTTGGGTTTGCGACATCTCATTGAGACGGTCCCCTACTTTATTCTCTTTCTCTAGCTCTTTATTGTGATACAGGTGGCCGGTAGCATAGAGTTGAGCGACACGAACAGGGTCAATGTCTTTCTTAACCCAATCGTACTGGTCTCCCTTCTTGTAGTCCCCGAAAGGGATCTTAACAAACAGGGGCCAATCAATCTGCCAGCCTAGGTAATGGGGGTGAGGCATGTTATTATCAGTTCTCCTAGTCGGGGTGGAGTAGGGGATACCCTAACTAAAGGATACCCCCAGAGAAAATTAAGCGACGATGGTGTTGAAGAAGACACCCAGATCAGTGCCCACGATCTTCATGTCGTAAGCCATCTTGACCTGAATGTGCTCAGCAATCTGCATCCGCTTCAGGGCATCGTCCGAGAACGATTCGACAGTGATGCCGAGGTTGTTCACGCCGGGGATGTTGTTCCAAGCGAAGGTCAGACCCGAAGCCGGGGTCATCAGACCAGCATTGCGAGGAGCATGAACCAGCAGAGCGAACTTACCACCGATGAATGCGTTGCTCTCAGCGACACCTTCCACCGACGAGTTCTTGACTGCTTCCATGACGTAGAAGTTCTCTACCTCAAAGATCTCAGCCAGTTTAGCGTTGGTGATGAGGGCGGTGTTGGTGACAGTTGCACCACCGTTCAGGCGAGCAAGGATGTCCGGGTGGTTGATGAGGGTGTCACGGACTTCTTTACCAACAACCATAGTGTTCGGCTTGAAGCCACCCGACTTGAGTTGCATGGTGCGACGAGCAAGGGTCACATCAGCAATCGGGGTCGAGTTGTCGTAGTCCGACCACTGAGTAACCTCAGCAGCAGTGTCGTTGTCAGCGTTAGCAACACCGTCGTAATCGGTGCCCCAAACGTCAGCCTTGAAGAAGGTCTCAGCGAACTGCTCTTCACGATGGATCAGGAGACGGTTCACGAGGGTCTGAGCACCAGCAGCACGGATGTCCAGCATAGCATCTTCGTTAGCAAGGGTCTGCTCGTCGAAGTCCATACCGAGACCGTACACATCCGCAAAGTAGCTGTCGTTCGAGATCGACATACCAATGCGGTTCACTTCCGTGCGCGGAGCCAGCTTCTGGACATCGCCAGAGCGGTTCATGTTGTCACGGTCGTAGATGTAGTACTTGTCCGACTGACGCTGCACACCCACGGTCGGGAACACTTTGTCAGCAATGAAGTTGGTTTGCTCTTGCACATATGCCAGCGTCAGGTTGGAGAGCGGCTGGTCGATATGCACCTGCGAGGGGGTCAGAAGAGGCATATTATTATTCCTTTCTATGCTCTAGATTAGGCGACGATGTTGCCACCTTGGATAAGCTCGATAGCGATGATTTGACCATCGACACCAGCCTCCAGAGCGTAGCCCATAACGTAGTCACCAGATGCAGCAGTAAGTGCATCACCATTGCCGTCGGTTTGGACAGCAGCACCAGCAGCAATCGTGCCACCAGCTTCAACCATCACCTTGCCCGAGACGGCAACGGTCACAGCAGCACCAGCAGTGCCACCGACAAGGCAGACACCGATGCAGTTTTCACCAGCAGCATCTGCCAGATCAACTTGACCGTCCGATTCCAGAGTAACGAACTTGAATTGTGCTGCCGAGAGGTCTTCGCCAGCGATGAAGGTGCGGGTGTCCCGCGTTTGGATCACAGCCATAATTTATTCTCCTTTATAGGACTTTGCGATCAGAGCTTTGCCTTCGTCGGTCTTAGCGACAGCAGCGTATGCAACGGCATATTGGCTCTTTTTCATTTGATGCTCTTCCATGTAGTTCTTGACGAGAGCATCCATTTTGTCGTTAGCAGAAGCGAACTCACCGTCTGCATCCGACTTACCGACTTCAGTCATGGTTTCTTCAAACAGCTTGTCAGCAGCCATGAGAATAGCCATGATTTCGTCGTCAAGGTCAAACTTCAGGAGACCTTTAGCAGCCTTGAGTTCAAAGTGGGGAAGGGTTTCAGTTGCACGCTTGGTCAGTTCAATGTCAGCCTTCTCGATAGCAGCAGCTTCAAGGGCCTTGAGAACCGGGGCGGGAATAGCCGACTTAGCGACCATCTCACCTTCAACTTCAATCATGTCTTCTTTCGGAGCGTCTTTCTTCTCGACGACATCCGCTTTAATGACGAAGCCATTGTCAATGAGGGCCTTGGTCAGACGCTCACACTCTTTACGGGAACGCTCAAGGTCAGCCTTCAGGGTTTCCACTTCATCAGTGGCCTCACCTTCAGGGGCATCTGCCTTTTTCATCTCTTTTTCGCACATGGCTTTGGCTTTGTCGTAGGACATGCCCTTCTCTTCCATGTACATCTTCATCTTGGACTTCATGTCTTCCGACATCTTATCCATTTCTTCTTTTTGACCATCAGTCATTTTGATAACTTCTCCCGAAGTGTCCCGCTTGAAGAGTGAAACCATCGCTTGTGCATTGGCGGGCCGATCCACCAGAGACAGTTCCTCCAGTTCAAGCTGTTTAAGAAGGTTAGGCATCAGTAGTCCTCCTTCACTGCCCGACCGCCAATACTGAATGCGGCCAACTCACCGCTCTTGACCATATTCCAAACGTTGTCGTCATAGACTTTATAGGCTACGACCCAACCTTCACGGTCAGAGTGGATACCAAGAGCTTCCCCGATTTCTTTGGTAATAGGCATCGAATGCACGACAACACCAACTTGGTCGCCAGTGTGCATAGCTTTACCTACACGGACATGCTCCATGAAATTATTAACTGCCTTGACAAGCGTCTCAGGTTCAATTACGTCACCTTGACGGTCAATGACAGGTTCACCATTCTCGGTGACGACAGAAGCCCAGCCATAGACCATGCGCTGTTCGTCGTCTGCCTTAAGGATCTTGCCCTCAATCGTTTTAGTCATATCACTCACCGAAGTATCGGCCTCCCACATGCGACAGGACCAGTAACGAGGAGAGGTCTTGTCAGTAGCTGTGTCACAAGAATGCCGGGAGCGGAAATTGGCGCGAGCTTTGGGGTCATCCCGGCGGATCTCCATGTTAGGGTCTCCGAAGGTCACTCGCTTAACTTTGTCCCCGTCCATTACGAAGACTTCAAACTTCTTCTTGCCACCACGGAGACGACGGGGTTTATTGAGAGTGACTTCCTTGCCCCGATACTGAGCCTTCTGGAGGTCTTCCTTGAGGATCTCTTGGATAACCACTCGGAGAGCCTCTAGGCGGGCCTCTGAGGGGCCATCTTCAGTTTCAGAGTAGTCCCCCTCCTCTTCGTCATCCTCGGTCTCTAGGGGCAGCCCAGCGGCTTGTCTGTAGAAGTTGAGATACTCTTCTTCACTCTCACCCGGCATGTAAACTGCTTGCTCATCGTAGTCACAGACATGGATACGACCCTCAAGGCCAAGGTCCATACTACGGGCACGGGCTTCCATCTCGGTGGTGA